GTCTACATAGGTACCAGTCACCGTTACGGTTGAGAGAGATGCTGGTAGAGCCATGATTAGGCTCCTTGACGAATTACATTAACTGTCTGTGTGCTTGAAGCAACAACAGCGTATAACTTCTCACCTGTTTGTAGTTCAATTGAAAAACTTGTATCAGCCTTTAGTAAGTAGCCGTAAGCGGAAGTTGTTACACCTTCTCCGCCTAGGCAGACATCTGCTCCACCTGAAGGGTTTTGGACATTGATGGTCTGACCATCGCGCCCATCAAAATCATTAGTGAGTTTTGTCGCTGTAGTACCAACTGAAATACGGTCATGGCTAACTGGCATTTCTTACTCCCCTACTGTGTCTTTCTTTGTCGCTTTTTTAGGCTTGACTTCTTCAACTGCTTCAACTTTAGGCTCAGCCTTAGTCTTAGCAATTGGCTTAACTTCTTCTTCAATAAGTTTAATGTATCGGTTATTGACTAGACCTTTTGTATGTCTCCAACTCGTAACATCTACGATGTCACCAACTTCAAGGTTCTGTCCTAGAGAAACCGTTCTCTTGAGAATCTGTGCTTTCATTTTTCTCCTAAATAAACGAAAGGGAGAGCCTTTTCAGACCCTCCCCTTTTCGCAACTTAATTAAGCAACGATTGTGTTCCAGAAGTAACCGAGGTCTGCTCCGATTACCTTGTTATCAAACGCCATTTCCGCTTCGATACGGTCTGACTTGATTGACTCCATACGGAATTGTGAAGTTCCGATGATTTGTCCTAGACCACCTGAAACACCTGTCCAAGCGAATGTGTAACCCGCTGATGGTGTTAGAAGTCCTGGATTTGGAGCAACATGTGTAAGGAGTGCGCCCTTGCCAAATGCAAAGCCGTAAGCCTCTGATGCGCCTTCGTTGTTAGTAGCCTTAACAGCCTTTGCAACCATTACGCGAGGAATGTCAAACATTGCCGCGAGCATATCGGTTGTGATTGTCTGTGAAGATGTGTACTTGATACGGTCTACAAGGTCTGGGTGGTTCTTTAGAGCCTTGAAAACATCGTATCCGAGAACAAGTGTGTTTGCTTCCATTCCTGTGTTACCAAGAATTTCAGCCTTACCTGCTTCAAGGTCAGCAATTGGGTCTGATGATGCGTAATCTGACCATTGCTTTGTCTGACCTGTTGATGGAGTACCAGAAACACCTGTTACATCGTCAGCCCATACGCCAGTTGTGAAAAAGTCGCTTACGAACTGAAGTTCGCGGCGAAGCATCAAACGGCGAGTAACAAACTCTGCTGATTCGCGGAGTGGGTTAAGTGGTGAGTCTGCGTTAGCAAGTGTTTGGTCATCTACATCTTTGTGGAACGCCCAGACATCTGCTGAGTATGTTCCAGTTGAAAGATTGTAACCGCCACCAGCAGATTCAGTACCAGGAGCGCGGCGTTGAGCCTCGTCACGGAACCAATCGTTCTTGGTGTAAGTGAAATACTTATCTGACTTCTTATCCACAGGGATTACTGGGAATACCTTGTCAGCAATGAAGTTATCTTGGTTTTGTAAATAAGCAACCGAGATGTTTGTAAGGATTGCGTCAATGTGAACGCTATTGATATGTGGCTGTGGCATTTTTAGTTATCCCCTTTACGCCGCACGGTGCGGAGTCGCACAGTTGATTACAGCGGTTACGATGTTTCCATCAGCCGCAGATTCGGTTAGAAGTGTTCCTACAACATACTTAGTTGTATCGGTTCCAGCGACAAGAGCAACTGCCTTGCCTGTTGAACCTGTTCCAATTTGTGCGCCTTCGCCGATAGCGGCTCCAGCAACAATCTTGGTTCCTCCGACAATAAGCAATTCTGCTTCCTGTCCTGAGATTGGAGCGTTCTGAAGAACTCCGACAGGAATATCTGTCGCCGCGGCGCAAGCAACTGCTAGACCACTTGAGTTAATCTTCACGAAGTTGTACTGCAAAGCGGAAAGGTCTGCACCTGCAACGAGGGTGACCTTAACGCTGTAATTACTGAATTCGTATGCCATGTTTAGTTAGCACCCTTCTCGTTACGGTATTGGACATAAAGTTCAGGATTAGAAGATGCGGCATTAGCGAACGCTTGTTCGAATGATTTTGCATTTCCTTCTTCAACTGCTGACTTTGCCATAGCGGTCAAACGACCATAAGCATCACCTGTAGTGAAGTCTGCTGATTTCCCGATTTCAGCAAAAATGTTTGCTGATTCAGCCTGAGCATTTACAGATGTGAGGATGTCCTCTACTGACTTTGCTAGGTCTGCATCAACTGTAGACAAACGGCGAAGCGCTGGTCCGACCTTCTCTGCATCAAGATTCAAGTTTGAGAATCCCTTTGCTTTTTCAATTGCTTCAGCATCAGCCTTAGCCTCGCGCTCCTTACGGAGTTCTTCGGTTGCTGTTTCTGCTTGCTTCTTGAAATCTTCAATCATTTTGACGACTGACTCAGGAGCAGACTTCATGTAGTCCATTTCATCCTCGGTCTTTTCTGATTCTGACTCTTTCTCTTTAGCCATTTCCATTTCGGAAAGTTTGCCTTCGAGTTCAGCGATTTTCTTCATCGCATCTTCAAGTGTCATTTCAGCCTTTTCGACCTGCGCATCAGTAGCCGCGGTTGTTGTTTCCTCCATGTTGGAGTCCTCCTCGGTGAGCGTTTCGTCTAAGACTCTCTGAACTTCAGATTCATCGGCTGATTTCATAACCAACCAACCTTCATGTAAGTGTGCAGGATGGTCTACTCCAGATGTTTCCTCAATGACTAAATTCGCCATTTTGCGGGTACGAGCCAACATTCACTCCTAACGAAAAGTGCCTATTTGAACCAGTATGGACTGGAAAATAAACACGGGTCTTGACTGGATAAGAATAACACAGGTGTAATTTCACCTTTTTTAAGAAGAAATCAAAATCCTCAAATTAACCAAGGCGGCTATTAAATCTTCAAAAGCCATCATTGAAAATGGGTTCTCGCTCTGCCAAAAACGGGCAACTCTAAAATGGAAATCCCCTTCATCCATCTCGCTCCAAACAAAAAATACCTGTGAGTCATTAGGCAATTTAGCCACAATCCCTGCAAACCGAGGGGCGGTGGCTACGGGGTTTACCTCTAAGCCCATACCTCTTAGAAGGTCGGCTGTATCTTCAATAATGCTTTTCATCGCATTGTTGTTTGGCTCAAGAAGTTTTGATATTCACTTAACTCTCTAGCCGAGGTGGTATATCTCTGGCTAGGTGTAATTCGGGATGGGCGATAAAGGTCCATGTCATCCATCCAGCGTGGGTCATCTGCATCTAATTCTTCGAACTCACCCTCAGAGTCATCATCGTGACTGTGAAGTTTTGGAGTCGGCTTTCCATAATTCTTTGGCTCTGAAGCATCTTCACCCTCAGAGTCATCTGGGTTATATTTTCCGTTAGCCCATGCGCCGTGTGATGCTTGGTCATGGCTACCATGCTTGGCTACTTCAGAATTTTTTTTTAGAGTAGACATCTTGTGTCCTACTTTTGTCTCAGTTGGCTTTCCGTCACGATACAACTGAATAAGAACTGCTGGGTCATCTTCTGTGCCAGCGATAGTAAAACTTGAATCAGGAACATTTATCTTCCCGCTTGAAACAACTCGGACTACTTTGCCTTGAGCCTTGCCACCTGATGAATTCCAAGAAACCATATCTCCGTTTTTAACTGATTTTGCTTTCTCCATTGAGACTGCATAATCCGCAAGATTAACTGGCTTTGAATCTCCATCATTGACAATAATGCCCATTATTTTACCTTTGGTTTCTTTTTCTTAGGATTCATAATTGTATCAACATGAACACTATTGACTCCAGGACCATCTTCTTTTTCTATTTCTTCCATATCAACATAAAGGCGCTCAGCCTTACCGCCTATTGAATATCCAAGAATTTCTCCCGCTTGAACTTTCTCCCATGCCCAAGGCTCCCAAATAACTCCAAGGAATACTGTGTTTGGTGGATAGGTGTGGCTTACTTCTAAACCGCTCAAGGTTTTTATCGGAACTGTTAATTCGTATGGGAACGCCATAACTTCTACCCATTCACCTGCGACTACATCGCGGTTATGTTGTAAACGGATACGGCGGTCATTGCTCTTTACATAATCCCAAACGGCTCTCTGCAACTCATCTGAATCTGTCCATTCACCGTGAGCATCAATACGGTCAGGGATATACAT